GGGTATAAAAAGAAGGGCTTCGTGAAAGCTGGGACGGAGGCAGGACGATGAAGGAAACCTATCTCTCCCGTGATTTTTAGGAGACTGCGACACAGCGCTTTCCCTCGCAGGCCAAGGAGCTGAATGCCTTTTTTGATATGCGGTTGAATGCGCTGCTGGCTGAAAATTTTCCTCTTTTCGTGCAGGAACTCCTTCGCTGCGCCCACAGAGATTCGCCGGTCTGCAATTCATTTTTAATCATATTCGGGTATAAAAAGTCCACCGTAATTCTTTCAGAATTACGGTGGACTCATGGCGGAGAAGGAGGGATTCGAACCGTTGCTGAATCGTGGTTTTACAATGGTTTTCTCCGCTTTGACACGAAATTGACACCGTGCGCTCTATTCGATATCCACGGCGAGGACGGAGGCGCGCACCTTTTCCTGGCGGATCTCGCGGATCTCGCGGTAGATGTCCATCGTTGTGGAGAGCTGCGCGTGGCCGAGCAGCCCCTGCGCGTCGGACAGCTCGACGCCCGCCTCGATCAGCATGGTCGTGAAGGCGTGGCGCAGCTGGTGCGGGGTGCAGGTCACGCCGGACGCGCGGCGGTAGGCGTCGTACTTCTTCGTGAACGTGCCGCTCGACATATATTCGCCGTGCCGGTTCGGGAAGATCAGACCTGTGCCGGGCGTGATCTTTTCGGCCAGGCGGTCGAGCAGCGGCAGCACCCGCGTGCCGGCTTCGGTTTTCGGCGCCTTAGTCTTCTGCCCGCCGACGTGGTACAGGCTCTTGTTGACGGTGATCGTGCGCTTCTCTATGTTCACATCTTCCCAGGTCAGCGCTAGCAGCTCGCCGTGACGCAGGCCGGTATACATCGCCCAGTAGGCGAACATGCCGAACGGCAGATCCGTGTTTTCCTTAACGCGCCGGATATCCTCGGAGGACGGCATTTCGACCTTCCGTTTCGGCAGACCCTTCGGAACGCTGACTTCACGCGCGACGTTGGTATCCAGGTATCCGTGGTCAACGCCCCAGCTGAGGATCAGACTGATAACGCTGAGCTGATTCCGTGCCGTCTTTTCCGCGGCGTTCGTCTCCTTGCAGAACGTCTTTATGAAGCGGCTCATGTCCACCGGCCGGAGCTCCTGCGCATACGCGGTGCCGAAGTGCCCGGCGGCGCGCCGCATGGCAGCCTTGTAGCCCTTCGTGGTGTTCGGGGCGAGCGCCGGTTCGGCCTCTTCCCACCAGCCGTCTGCCAGCGTCTGGAAGGTCACGCCGCGCTTCCTGCCGGTGGCCTCCGCATTGTAGGCGGCGATCTTCTGCAGCAGCTCGCTCTTCGTTTTGCCGTAGAAGTATTTTGTTTTGCGCCGGCCGAAAGCGTCTATGTCCGTGACGCTCTGCTGCCAGCGGCCGTCAGATCGGCGCACCATGTATACTCTCACCTCTGGTTTGTGACTTGTGTTAAACATCGTTTAACGCTGTTTAACATGAAATTCATAAAAATTTAAGTTGCAAATCGGCTGCCGGTCGCGTATATTATACATGAAAGGGAGAGATCCTTTTCAGTGTGCCGGCACTATAACCGGACATTTATTCCGGACGTAAGGGCCGGACCGTTGGAGCGCAACAGAAAAACGCCGCATGCATTGCCCGTTCCGGGATTCCCGGGGCGGGCTTTCTGCTGCCCGGAATTGTGTCCGAATTGGACACAACTGCCGTTATGCGCCGCTTGCAAAAAAGCGCCCGGGGCCGTCCGGACGCTTTTTGTTATTCCTCCGCGCCGTTTTCGTCGTCAAGAAGATCAAGAATCGACTTGGCAAAGCCACGGGCAGCATCGGAATTCATAACGACAGATGCAACAACCTCAACGTCCGTTCCGATAACAGTAGTGCTGTTCTCTTTATATTTCGGAGCGGCCTGCAAAAACTGCATCATAATTTCTGGTTTTTCCTGATTTAGTGTGGATCGAACAATATTCGCGTAGCTGTACATTTCGCAGTCTCCTTACATTTCTTTCAGTTCATCTGACTCTGCGGACCAATACTTGCTGTTCACGCTGCCGGATATGGCTGACTTTCCACCTGCATGCTCGCTGAAATTTACTATATTTGCGGCTCTTACCGGCGCACGCTTTTCCTTGCGCTCCTTAGGCTCGAACGGGGTCTGCATTTTCAGCCCCAGCTTCGAAGCGATGTGTACCAGCGTGGAGAGCGTAAAGTTGGTGTCACCGGATTCCCATTTGGAGACGGTCGCCTGTGTGACGCCCATATACTGTGCAAACTGTTTCTGGTTCATCCCGAGTTCCGTGCGCTTCATTTCAACCTCTGCGGCGATCATGCCTTGAAGAGAAAGAAGCATCATTTCTTCCGCGCTCATGTCCTCGCCGATCGCCATGAGCAGATCCGCAGCAGTTTTTTCTTTCATTTCAATTCATTCCTTTCATGTCCGCCAGACGGTCACAGGCGGGCTTTATGTAGCCGCTGTAATCCGTCCGCCGCTTTCCGCCGCGCTCATAGAACGCCAAAAGCAGAACGGGCTCCTCGTCGTCCCGGAAGGCATAGAGGATGCGGATGTTAAAATCGCGGTAGTCAAAGTGCATACTGTACAGGCCGTGTTCGATGGGTTCAAAGTCCTTGTGCTTCGTCGCCTCAATACCCATGGCACTAAGAATGCTCAAATTCTTGATAAGCTGCTTCAAAAAGACGCTTTCGGCCCCGCTTTTTGCAAGGATATCCAGCAGCTCACCGAACAATCTCGGATGAACAAAGATCCCTTCAAGCAATTGCCGCAGCAATGTCTCAACCTGTTGTTTATTCATAGTATGCCCTTTCGAGGTGATTATATAACATATAAGGAATATTTTGCAATCCAAAAATCTAATATTCTTTTTATGGAATATTGCTATGCGATTCTGCAATGTGTCCAAATTGGACACGGGTTACTGCATTGCCCGTTCCGGAATTTCCGGGACGGGCTTTTTTGCTCAGGGCAGGGGGAGGCGCTGGGACATGAGGATGGTGCCGATGAGGCGGAGGTCGCGGTCGGAGTCGTGCCAGATGGTTTCGTCGGCGTCGGCGCGGTCGCGGTTCAGGGAGAAGAGATAGGTGTTGCCGATGTGATCCTGGCAGACCTGCTTGACGAGAAAGCCGCCGTCGAGCCAGAAGGCGCCGACCTCACCGTCGCGGGGCGCGCGCTTCACGCCGAGGGCGATGCTGCCGTCGGCGAGATACGGCTCCATGGAGTTGCCGTTGACGCGGATGGCGAACTCGGCGTGCGGGTCGGTCGTGGCGTAGTCCTGTATAAAAAGATCGCCGGGCGTCTCCGGCGTGCCGGCAGCGAACGAAGCGCCCAGCAGGGGAATGATGCGCGAGGGCGCGGCGGACGGCTCTTCGGGGGCACGGTATTCCGTCTGCGAGCCGAGAAAACGGCCATAGGCGCAGAGGGCCTGCCGCCCGGCTATATTCAGTGCGTCGTAGATCGGGTCGATGTCGCGCTCGGCGGTGGGGGCTGAGACGATGGTTTCTTTGTCAGATAGGTTAACGTCCATGTTGTCACAAACAGCCAACAAGTCGTCGAGGGTGAGATTCATGCCCTTAGCAATTTTGTTCATTACGGGCAAAGACGGAACCATTAACTTTCCGGTTTGCGGGTTGATCTCTTTTTCAATTAAAGAAATATAACCGGTAGAAAGCCCGCACCGCGCGCCCATTTGGCGCTGGGACAAATCGTGTTCTTTCCTGTATTTTTTGATAATCTCGGACAGTTTCATTGAGCAGCCCTCGCTTTCATTGCAAAATACACTTTACATTCTGCTGCGAGTAAAGTCAAGAGAAATGACAAAAGTTTTTGACAATTTCGTAAAAAGAACTTGACACTCGGCGCGGTGAGTGCTAACATCAAAGTGTCAAAAGAATTAGACAGTGAAAGGAGGGGGAGCATGGGGTGCAAAATTAAAGAGCGCCGAGAAATGCTAAGGATATCGCAGGAATATCTTTCACGAAAAAGCGGCGTCAGTCGGCAGACAATCTCAAGCATCGAGAATGCGCCGGATAAGAACGTTTCAATCAAGACGCTTGAAAAGATTGCAGTTGCGTTGGATACAACCGTCGGTGAGCTTTTTTTTGATCGTAGTGTCTAAAATTTTAGACAAACAAGAGGAGGTGAGAACATGAACGATCGAGACGGCAGCATTGAGCTTCGGCTCAACACGAAGAATGTGGACGAGGCTTTGAGTAAAGTCCGCGAGCTGTATGCGGCAATAGAAAAAGCCAACGCAGCGGCAACTGCGTTGGCCAAGATGCTGGACGGGCTAACGGTCCGGATCGAATATGTTTAGCTCGACCTTGAGGAGATGCCCGCAGCGCGGGCAGGGGGTCACGCCCTCGCGGACGGCGGCAACCAATCCGCATTTGGGGCATTTGACCTTGAAGATTTTCGCGTGAACAGCCGCATTAATTTTTTCCAGCGCGGCGTGTTCATCGAATGAGAAGTTTCCAGCCATACATTCACCTCCTTCTCGTGCATCGTATCACGAAAAGGAGAAATAACTCAAGGGGAGGTGAGAACATGAACGAATTGAAAGAAATGCTCATGGAGCAGCTGCAACTACTCCATGAGCACTCCAAGCACGGATGCTGCATGCCCGGCGAACTGGTCGATCTGTCCAACGCCATGGCACACATCGCGGAAGTTTTGGTTCAGATCAAGTGAGCCATTTCTTTCTGCGCTCCGCAAAAGCAGCTTTTCCGGCGGCACTTACTTTGTCGTAAGTTGCCCAGTACATTTCAGCGAGATCTTCCGGTGTTTTGTCAGACAGGTCCTGCCGTTCCAGATAAAGCATCGTCAGGGCCTCGACGTAGTCACTGGGAAACGTTTTCGGCGCATTATCCATTATTTCACCCCCTTTCTGATTTTTGAGTTTAAGAAAAAGGATCAGGGAAGGGAACACAAAAGAGGTGATGACATGAAACCCAAAAGCTGTTTTCCGAATCTGCTGGCCGAGATGGCGCGAAGAGGACTGACGTTATCCGGCATGGCCGCAGAGCTCGGCCGTTCCCGCGATACGCTCGCGCGGAACTTCAACGGCTCGCTGCGCATTGCTGACGCGCTGCGGATCCGTGACCGGTATTTCCCGGATTGCAGTCTCGACTATCTTTTTGACAGGAGATGAGCCGACAACAACTTTACACTCTTAGTGTATTGCATATTGCGTAAAAATTCAAGCACGCAAAGCTGAAAATACCAGATATAGAAATTCATAAATCAACAAGGAGACAGAACCATGAATGACAAATTTGTACTGATCCGGAAGCGGCCGGCGCCGCCGAAGGACGAGAGGAAGATGCTGTCGGTGAGAGACAGCACCTACAACATCGTTGCGGGCTGGTATGAGGCCCTCGGAAGGACTACGAGCATGACCGACATCGTCGGGCTGGCGATCCAGTTTGCCGCCGAGCATGTGGTATTCGTGGATGAAGAAAGCGGGGAGGCGGAAAAGCATGGATAACGCGGTATTGGAGCTTCAGCTCGCGGAGCTGAAAGCGGCATTTCCCGGAAAGGTCATGATCCCGCTGTCACACGCGGCGCGGTATCTCCGGGTAGACCCCCGGACGCTGCATGCCAACCACTCATTTCCGATGCGGAAGTGCAAGCGTATGTGGTATGTGAATCTCGTGGCGCTGGCCAAGTGGATGGTCCGATAAACGCGGGCGCTTCGGCGCCCGGACAAAAATACTTAAAAGGAGACAAGAACCATGTATGGATTCAAGTGGCGGCTGACGGTCTGTGACCGCGTGGGCATTCCGATGAACGATCATGCCTACGAGTTCAGCACACAGCGCGCGGCCATCAAGCAGATGGAGCGCGAGTTTCAGATGGGGCGCAAGTGCCTCATGGAGCGTATCGACTGGATAGAGGAGGACAGCTATGAGCGTTAAGATCACGAGCTTTGAGGCCGAGAACGTCAAGCGCGTGAAGGCCGTGACGATCATCCCCGCGGCTGACGGGCTGACGGTCATCGGCGGACGCAACGCCCAGGGCAAGACGAGCGTGCTCGACGCGATCGCCTGGGCGCTCGGCGGTGACAAGTTCCGGCCGGGACACCCCCAGCGCGACGGGAGCGTTCTTCCGCCGCGGCTCCGGGTGCTGCTCTCGAACGGCCTTGTGGTGGAGCGTCGTGGCAAGAACTCCGAGCTGTACATTACCGACCCCTCCGGCCGGAAAGCCGGGCAGACGCTGCTCAACAGCTTCGTGGAGCAGCTGGCGCTCGATCTGCCGAAGTTTATGGCGGCAAGCGGAAGGGAGAAGGCGCAGACGCTGCTGCGGATCATCGGGCTTGGCGAGCAGGTCGAGGAGCTGGAACGGCGCGGGAAGACCCTGTACAACGAGCGGCTCGCGCTTGGACGCATCGCCGACCAGAAGGCGAAGTTTGCCAAGGAAATGACGTTCTACCCCAATGTGCCGGAGGAGCCGCTGAGCGCCGCGGAGCTCATTGCACAGCAGCAGGACATTCTCGCCCGCAACGGCGAGAACCAGCGGAAGCGGCAGCACCGGGACGAGCTCAAGCGGACGCTGGACACTGCCGAGGCGCAGCTGGCCGAGCTGACGCGCCGCTGCGAGCAGCTGCGCGAGGACTACCGGATCGCGAGCACCGACGCCGCGGATCTCCTTGACCAGAGCACCGCCGAACTTGAGGAGAACATCCGCACGATCGAGCAGACGAACGCAAAGGTCCGGGCCAATCTCGACAAGGCGCGCGCCGAGGCGGACGCGCAGAAGCTCGCCGACGAGTATGCCGCGCTGACTGCGCAGATCGAGGATGTGCAGCGCGAGAAGCTCGCCCTGCTCAACGGCGCGGACATGCCGCTGCCGGGGCTTTCCGTTACCGACGGCGAGCTTATCTACAACGGCCAGCCGTGGGACTGCATGAGCAGCAGCGAGCAGCTCATCGCCGCGACGAGCATCGTCCGCCGCCTGAATCCGGAGTGCGGCTTCGTGCTGCTCGACCGGCTGGAGGCGATGGACACCGATACGCTCGCCGCGTTCGGACGCTGGCTGGAGGACGAGGGGCTGCAGGCCATCGCCACGCGCGTGAGTACCGGCGGCGAGTGCCAGATCATCATTGAGGACGGCGAGGTAGCGGGAGCGGAAGCGAACGCCCCGGCTGTCCGCTGGAAAGCAGGGGAGTTTTAAATGGAGACTTTGAACATTACACGCGGCAAAATCGCCAAGGCGCAGAAGGTCGTCATTTACGGCCCGGAGGGTATCGGAAAGAGTACGTTTATCAGCCGCTTCCCCGGCGTCGTGTTCATCGACACGGAGGGAAGCACCGCCCACATGGACGTATACCGCACGCCGGCGCCTACGAGCTGGCCGATGCTGCTCGACATGGTGAAGGTGATCGGCGCGAAAGCCGTGCCGGCAGGGCAGGTAAAAACGCTTGCCATCGATACGGCGGACTGGGCGGAGATGCTGTGCGTGCGCGACATCTGCGCCCGCCGGAAGTGGGACGGCATCGAGGACGCCGGATACGGCAAGGGGTATACATATCTCGAGGAGGAGTTCGGGCGGCTGCTCAATCTCCTGCAGCAGGTCGTGGACGCCGGGTGCAACGTTGTGCTCGCGGCCCATGCGCAGATGCGCAAGTTCGAGCAGCCGGACGAATTCGGTGCCTATGACCGCTGGGAACTGAAGCTCGAGAAGAAGACCGGCGCGCTCGTGAAGGAATGGGCGGACATGGTGCTCTTCGCCAACTACGAGACCTATGTCGTCAAGGGCAACAACCCGATGGAGAAGAACAAGGCGCAGGGCGGTCGGCGCGTCATGTACACGACGCACCATCCGTGCTGGGACGCGAAGAACCGGCACGGGCTCAGGGACAAGCTGCCGTTTGACTTTGCGGAGATCGCGGCGTGCGTGCCGGGGGCGGCGTCCTCTGGCGGGGATGCTACCAACTCGCTCGGGGTGGATACCGAAAGGGGTAGGGAAACGACAATCCCTCAGTCGGCTGCGCCGACAGCTCCGCCCCCCTCTCTGTCGCCTGCGGCGACATCTCTCCCCGCCGGGGAGAGTCTTCCCTTTGCACAAGGGAGCCTTGAGAGTACGGAGCTGAGCGGAAAAAGGCATCTTCCTCCGCAGCCAGAAGGCGCGGGGGACGCGACCTCCGGCGAGGAAAGGCAGGGGAGCGCCGGAGACCCCGAGGAGAAACTGGCCGAGCTGATGCGGCAGCCGAACGTTACAGATGCCGATGCACTGCCGAAGGCGCTGCTGAACCTTATGGCGATGGAGGACATCACGCCGCGCGAGGTACAGCACGCCGTGGCCTACAAGGGCTATTTCCCGGATGACACGCCTCTCGGCAACTATCCGGAGGACTTTGTGAACGGCGTTCTGATCGGCGCCTGGACACAGGTCAAAAACATCATCATGACGCTGCGTGCGTCGGAAGGAGATACACATGAACGATAACCAGAGCGCGGGGCGCGAATACAACTGGGATGACGAAATCAGCCAGGACAGTGCCGAGCTTGCTTTGCTGCCGGAGGGAGAGTACGAGTTTAGTGTGACAGGATTTGAACGCGGACGCTACCCCGGCGGGGCAAAGCTGCCGAGCTGTCCGAAGGCCACCGTATCGCTGCGGTTCGAGGGTGTGGAGGGCGTTGCAGTCATCAAACATAATTTCTTCCTGCACTCCAAGTGCGAGGGATTGCTGTGCGCGTTTTTTACCTGTCTCGGGATGCGAAAGCGCGGCGAACCGCTGCGCATGGACTGGCCGGGGACGGTAGGCCGGACGGGCCGCGCGAAGATCACGGTGCGCAGTTACACCGGCAACGACGGGCGCGAGTACCAGACGAACGACGTCAAGCAGTTTCTTGAGCCGGAGAATGCCCCGGCTGCACCCGCCGCGGCGCAGAGCTGGACGCCGGGGGCGTTCTGATGGAGCTGCGGCCCTATCAGCAGGAGGCCCGCGCTGCCATCGAAAACGAATGGCAGCGCGTGGATCGGACGCTGCTCGTGCTGCCCACGGGGTGCGGCAAGACGATCGTGTTTACCGCCGTGGCGGCAGACGCGGTGCGCGGAGGAGGGCGGGTGCTCATTCTTGCGCACCGGGGCGAGCTGCTCGACCAGGCGGCGGACAAGCTCAGCCGCGCCACGGGGCTCGGGTGCAGCGTGGAGAAGGCCGAGCAGAGCTGCCGGGATTCTTGGTACCGCGTGACCGTCGGCAGCGTGCAGACGCTCATGCGCGAGACGCGCCTGGCGGCATTCCCGCCGGACTATTTCTCCCACATCATTGTGGACGAGGCGCACCATGTCCTCTCGGACGGCTACCAGCGCGTGCTCGAGCACTTTTCCGGCGCGAAGGTACTGGGCGTCACCGCGACGCCGGACCGCGGCGACCGGCGCAATCTGGGGGCGTTCTTCGAGACGCTGGCGTATGAGTATAAGCTCACGAGCGCGATCAAAGACGGCTTTCTCTGCCGCATCTCGGCGCAGACGATCCCGCTTTCGCTCGATCTCACGGGCGTTGGCGTGCAGAACGGCGATTTCAAGGCCGGGGAGCTCGGCACGGCGCTTGACCCGTATCTCGGGCAGATCGCCGGCGAGATGGCGAAGACCTGCGCCGGACGCAAGACGGTCGTGTTTCTGCCGCTCATCGCCACGAGCCGGAAATTTACGCGGCTGCTTGCCGAGCGCGGCATGAACGCGATGGAGGTAAACGGCGAGAGCCGCGACCGCGCCGAGGTGCTTGCCGCCTTTGACGCTGCGGGGCCGGGCGCGGTGCTTTGCAACTCCATGCTGCTCACGGAGGGCTGGGACTGCCCGAGCGTGGACTGCATCGTTGTGCTGCGCCCGACGAAGGTGCGGAGCCTCTACTGCCAGATGGTAGGACGCGGGACACGTCTTTCGCCGGAGACCGGCAAGCAGGATCTCCTGCTGCTCGACTTTCTCTGGCACACGGCGCGGCACGAGCTCTGCCGCCCGGCGCATCTCATCTGCGAGAGCGAAGAGGTCGCCGAGAAGATGACAAAGAATCTCGAGGATGTGCAGGAGGCGATGGATCTTGAAGCGGCGGAGACCGCAGCTGAGAGCGACGTGATCGCCGAGCGCGAGGAGGCGCTCGCCAAGCAGCTCGCCGAGATGCGTCACCGGAAACGCGCTCTCGTCGACCCGCTGCAGTTTGAGATGTCTATCCAGGCGGAGGATCTCACAAACTATGTCCCGACGTTCGGTTGGGAAATGGCACCGGCGAGCGACAAACAGCTCGCGTTCCTCGAAAAGCGCGGAATATTCCCCGACGACGTGGGCTGCGCGGGCAAGGCGCAGTTGCTCATCGACCGGCTGCAGAAGCGGCAGGACGAGGGACTCACCACGCCGAAGCAGATCCGGCTGCTGGAAGGGCGGGGCTTTCGGAACGTCGGTACATGGGACTTTGCGGCGGCGTCCCGGCTCATCGGGCGGATCGCGAATAACAATTGGCGCATCCCTGCGGGGATCGACCCGGCGACGTATACGCCGCCGAAAACAGAAAGGGAGGACAGTTTTTAAATGGATAAGGTTTCTATTATGCGCATGGCAATGGGCGCGATCGAGGAACGCGTGGACTATGAGATGGACCGCGTCATCGCAAATATCATTGACCAGAACACCAAAGCGACCGGCAAACGGAAGGTTACGATCACGCTCGAACTCGTGCCGGATGAGTACCGGCAGGTGATCGCCGTTTCGGCGAGCGCCAAGGCCGCGCTCGTGCCAACGAACGCCGTTACCACGAGCCTGTATGTTTCCTCCGCGCGCGGCACGGGCGAACTGCTCGTGCAGGAGATCCCGCCGCAGGTACCCGGCCAGCTTGCACTGGGCGGCGGCGAGCAGGAAGAGCCGAAGCTGCTCCGGCTGGGCAGCGATCTTGTGAAATTATGAAAGGAGAAAAGGCCATGCTGGCAGAATTTATTCAGAAGATCCTCGACACCGCGGAGGTACGCCCCTGCGAGGTACACGGAGAAAACTACATATTCGATAAGGCCGGGCGCGGATACACACAGGTCCGCCCGGTCATCGACCGGCCGGATACGAAGAAGGTCGGCAGTCTGGACGCGCTGTGCGGTCTCGTTCTCCGCGAGGGCTGCGATCGTCTCGATGCTCCGCTCTTTGTTGAGGTGCAGTCCCCGACGCGCGTCATCGTTTACGGCTGCCCGGATGGCAGCTGCGTCCGCACGACGTATTACTGCGCCGAATATGAAGGGCCGGTATTCCGCGGCGGCTATACGGGCTATGAGGAGACGATCATCAAGCTGCGCAGCATGTTCCTCCCCTCCGAGGGGCGGGACTATCTGCTCGATCTGCTCAGCCGCATGGATATGAACAGCGGCGCGACGAGCGAGGACAACGGCGTTACGCAGTCCGTCACGGTGCGGCAGGGTATCGCGCTCAAGGACAGCACCGTCATCAAGCCGATCGTGAAGCTGCGGCCTTACCGCTCGTTCGCCGAGACCGAGCAGGTGGAGAGTGAATATCTGCTGCGCGTTGACCCGAACGGAAAAATCGGCCTTTTCGAGGCGGACGGCGGCATGTGGCAGCTGGGAGCCAAGCGGAACATCGCTGTGTATATCCGCGATATGCTTGTGTCACAGCTTCCCGAGAGCGTTCTCGATGACAATATCATTATCCTTGCGTGACCCATTTCTCCCCGGCGCCTGGGGAGCATAAGGAGCTTTTTATGGAACATCGTGACATAAACATTGCCGAACTGCTCAGCTACATACCGGCGAGCGGGTGCTCATATTCGGAGTGGGTCAGCATTGGCATGGCGCTCAAGGACGAGGGCTGCGACTGCTCCGTATGGGAGGAGTGGAGCCGCGGCGACAGCCGGTACCACGCCGGAGAATGCGAGAGAAAGTGGCAGAGCTTCCGTGGCAGCGCCGCACCCGTGACGATCGCCACGGTCGTGCAGATGGCGAAGGACAACGGCTGGCGCACGAATGCCGGCAGGGATTACGCGCTCGATTGGGACAGCGAGATCTCCGACCGCGACGAGCTTGTCGTGGTGGAGCGCGGCTGGGTGGAATCGCAGGAATTCCACGAGCCGGACAGCTGGGACCCGGCGCGGCAGATCATCGACTATCTCAAGACGCTCTTTCATCAGGACGATTACGTCGGCTATGTGACGGAGGTCTGGGAGAAGGACGGACGGTATTTGCCGAGCAAGGGCGCTTATGACCGCACCGCCGGAACGCTCATCCGCGAGCTGGAACGCTACCGCGGCGACATCGGCGCGGTCTTTGGCGACTATAACCCCGAGGCGGGCGCGTGGATCCGCTTTAACCCGCTCGACGGGCAGGGCGTGAAGAACGACAACGTGACCGCCTACCGCTACGCGCTCGTGGAGAGCGACGCGCAGGATCTCGCCCGCCAGAACGCGATCATCCGCGAGCTGGAGCTGCCGGTGGCGTGTCTCGTATACTCCGGCGGGAAGAGTATCCACGCCATCGTACGCATCGACGCGGACAGCTACGAAGAGTACCGGCAGCGTGTGGATTACCTCTATAAGGTCTGCAAGAAGAACGGGCTGGAGATCGACACGCAGAACAAAAACCCCTCCCGGCTCTCCCGTATGCCCGGCGTGATACGCCGCGGACATAAGCAGTTTCTCATGGACCGGAACATCGGACAGCCGGATTGGGACACATGGAAAGAGTGGATCGAGAGCGTCAACGACGATCTGCCGGACCCCGAGGAGCTCTCCGACGTATGGGACGAGATGCCGGCGCTCGCGCCGTGCCTCATCGAGGGAGTGCTCCGGCAGGGACATAAAATGCTGCTGACGGGTCCCAGCAAGGCCGGAAAGAGCTTTGCACTCATTGAGCTGTGCATCGCCATTGCCGAGGGGCGCGACTGGCTGGGGCTTTCCTGCGCCCGCGGACGGGTGCTCTACGTCAATCTCGAGCTCGACCGGGCAAGCTGTCTGCACCGCTTCCGTGACGTTTACGAGGCGAAGGGGTGGACGCCCCGCGGGCTGGCCGACATTGAAATATGGAATCTGCGCGGCAGCGCCGTGCCGATGGACAAGCTCGCCCCGAAGCTCATCCGCCGCGCGGCGAAGAAGGGGGTCATTGCCGTGGTGATCGACCCCATTTACAAAGTCATCACTGGCGACGAGAACGACGCCTATCAGATGTCGCTCTTCTGCAATCAATTCGACCTCGTGTGCCGGAAACTCGGCGCGAGCGTTATCATCTGCCACCATCACAGCAAGGGCTTCCAGGGCAACAAACGCAGCCGCGACCGCGGCAGCGGCTCGGGCGTGTTTGCCCGTGATCCGGACGCGGTACTCGACATGATCGAGCTTGACGCCGGAGAGAGCGCCGAGGGGCGCAGCGCATGGCGCGTGGACGGGGATCTGCGTGAGTTTGCCGCAATGCCGAGCGTGAACGTCTGGTTCGACTACCCGCTGCATACCGTGGACCGCGACGGCGAGCTTGCCGAGGCACGCCCCGCCGGAGAGATCCCGCCGTGGGAGATGGGCGTAAGGGCAAACGCCGACAAGACCGAGAAGCGGAAGGACGAACGCAACCAGAAGCTGCTGGAAGCGTATGCAAAGATCTACGAAAAGAGCGGCGCGGTGAAGGTCAGAGACCTTGTAAAGGAGCTCCAGATGTCGGTGAAAAGCGTACACAATTACATCGATCAGAGCCCGTTTTTTGACCGCGACAGAGACGGCTTCGTATGGCAGACGGACGGCGGCGACGGCTTCCCGGAGGGGGTGTAAAAGTTTTTTCTACCACCCATCTACCGGGGGTAGAAAAGCCTGAAATTCAGGCTTTTTTACAGGGGGTGGAGAAAAGCCACGTACGTAGGCTTTTTTACAGGGGGTAGAAAAGCCTTTTATATAAATATAAAAGCAAAAGGGCTACAGCCAGCCCTTTTGCACCTCATATTTATTCTGCTGGCGGGGGACACCCCCCGGCGTTACGAAAAGGAGATTTTCAACATGGCTACACCGAAAGACAGCACCCTGCTGACCGTGGTTATCAAGGAGCCCGGCGAGCTGCCGCGGATGGCGGCGGTGAGCAACACGCTCGAGACGATGCAGCAGCTCGTGGGCGGGTACATAGAGACTGTGACGATCTGCAGCGACTTTGCGATCGTGTGCAACGAGGAGGGGCGGCTGCGCGGTCTGCCGGAGAATGTGGACGTGTGCGGGTACTCCTTCGTCGGCACGATCGTCTTCGTGGGCGTCCGGCGCGGCCGGTTCGTCAGTCTGGATGCGGCGGGCATCGCGCTCGCGGCCAAGCTGTGCGGAGGGCAGAAGGTATGATCGAGTTCTTTCTGCGCATGATCCCGCCGACGGCCACGGCGCAGATGCACAAGGTGACGCGTCAGGGCCGCTTCTATGACCCGCCGGAGGTCGCCGACGCGAGAGCCAAGCTCTGCGCCCATCTTGCACAGAACGTTCCGGAGAAGCCGCTCACGGGACCGCTGCGGCTGTATGCGAAGTGGTGCTTCCCTGCATGGGACGGAAAGCATGCGTCCGGCGAGCCAAAGATCACGCGGCCGGACACCGATAATCTGCAGAAGCTGCTTAAGGACTGCATGACGGACGTCGGCTTCTGGAAGGACGACGCGCTCGTCGCCGAGGAGTTCGTGGGCAAGTATTGGGCGGACATGGAGCACACGGGCATCTACATCCGCGTGGAGGTGATCTCATGACGCGAACATGTTTGTTTTGCGGCATTACGTTTTTGGCACCGAATCCGGCGCGGCAGTATTGCAGCGCTGAATGCCGGAAGAATGCGGCAGAGGCGAGAGTTACCGAACGACGCATGCTGGCAGACGGACGCAGCCGCAGTGGTTCCGAGAACGCGCGGGCCATTGCCGAGATCAACCGGCGCGCCCGGGCTGCGGGGCTGAGCTACGGAAAATATCTCGCCTACGAAAAGTACGTTCAGGCGATGAAGGAAAGGAGGCTGCCGTATGTCCGGCGAAAAACAGAAACTGAGGATCTGCATGCTGTGTGCGGAGCTGATGACGAAAAACGGATACCGGCTCCGACCGCTCGGCGATGAGACGCACGGCGAATGCCGGATGTGCCGCCGGATCCGCTGGAGCGCACTGTACGAGGTTTCGTATGAATAGCCAGGAGAAAAAGGCGTGGCTGCGGCAGTGTGCGGCGCTCGACCGCGATATAGACCGGCTCATTCTCGAGCGCAGCCGGTGGATGGCACGCGCCACGCGGATGGTGCCGACGCTGTCCGATATGCCCCGCGGCGGGGGGGAAAGGCGCAGCAGCGAGGACATCATCCTTCGCATCGCAGAGATCGAAAACGAGATCGACCGGAAGATCGACGCCTGCCTCGATCAGCGTGCGGCGGTCGTAGAGGCGATCACGGCCGTGGGCGACCGGCAGCTTCGGGAAGTACTCGAACTGCGGTATCTGGACGGGGCGACGTTTGAGGAGATCGCCGAAGAGATGGGGCTTTCCGTCCGGCACGTGCTGCGGCTGCACGGGGCAGCACTCGAAAAAATTTCCGTCGATGTCACCCAATGTCATTGAATGTCATGTTTTTGAGTGTTAATCTGGTAACATGAAAGAGCTGTCGGGAGGCGGCTCTTTTGCGGTTCTCTCTCCTTGGACAAGCTGCGGCCCGTAAGCAGCAGCTCCTCGTCGGAACGAGGCTCCGTCCGGAATGGCGGCAGGGCATAAGAAAAGACCGGGCGGCGAACCCGGTCTTTTCTGATCTCAAACTTATTGATGCGGCGGACTCCTTCCGTCAGCGGCGGAGCCGCTGCCACCTCCCTCGGGGAGGGAGGCATGGGGGCTGCGAACTGCTTCCGGCAGAGAGGGAGGCACAATCCCTCAGTCAGCCTTGTGGCTGACAGCTCCCTTTGCACAAGGGAGCCTTTGCACAAGGGAGCCTTTACGCAGGGGCGGCGGAGCGTCCCGGATAAATTTTCAGGCAGGTGGTGGTTGTGGGGTGCTGCGGACGTCTGACAGACCGGCAGAAGGCTTTCTGCGACGAATATCTCATTGATCTCAACGCGACGCAGGCCGCGCTCCGCGCCGGGTACAGCCCGAAGGGGGCGCAGCGCATGGCGGTGCGGAATATGCAGAACCCGCTCGTGCAGGAATATCTCAACGAGCGGCGCGAGGCGCGCAGCAAGCGGACGCAGATCACGCAGGACTTCGTGCTCGGGGAGCTTATGAAGATCGCAACGGCGAACGGCACGGACTTTGCCAGCGTGGGCAAAGGGAACCGCGTCCGGCTCACGCCGACGGAGGAGCTGCCGCCGGAAAAGCGGGCGGCGGTCGCCTCGGTGAAGAAGGGGCGCGACGGCATGGAGATCAAGACCTATGACAAGCTGCGGGCGCTGGAGCTGCTCGGCAAGCATCTGGGCATGTTTGACGCGAAGAGCGGACGCGAGGAGGCGGACGCGCTCGAAAAGCTCGACCGGCTGCTGGAGGGGATCGGCGATGCTGCGGCTGAGTGAGAAGCAGAAGGCGTTCTGGCGCGAACCGTATCACCGGTGGAACATAAAGCACGGGGCGACGCGCTCCGGCAAGACGTATCTCGACTTTTTCGTTATCGCCCGCTCCATCCGCGAGCGGAAGGGGCTCGACGGGCTGATTGTCCTTATGGGCAACACGAAGGGGACGCTGCAGCGCAACGTGATCGAGCCGATGCAGAATATCTTCGGCGCGGCGCTTGTGTCCAGCATCCGCAGCGACAACACCGCGACGCTCTTCGGCGAGCGGGTGCATTGTCTCGGCGCGGACAACAGGAAGCACGTGGACCGGCTGCGCGGCGTGAGCATCAAGTACTGCTACGGCGACGAGGTCGTTACCTGGGAGCCGGAGGTCTTCGAGATGCTCAAGAGCCGTCTCGACAAGCCGTACAGCCGGTTTGACGGCACGTGCAACCCCAAGGAACCGGATCACTGGTTCAAGAAATTCATTGACAGCGACGCGGATGTCTTCGCGCAGCAGTACTGCATCGACGACAATCCGTTTCTCGACGCCGACGTGCGGGCCGCGATGAAGCGGGAGCACAGCGGCGTTTTTTATGACCGCTACATCCTCGGCGAGTGGTGCGTGGCCGAGGGGCTCGTGTTCCCGTACTTTTCCGCGGAGCGCGAGCGATGGCTCACCGACGCGCCGCGGGACGGCTACTCGAAGATCTGCGTCGGGCTCGACTTCGGCGGCACGGGATCGCTCAACACGATGTGCGCCGTCGGGTTCGTGAACGGGTACGAGCGGATGGTCGTGCTCGCGGAGAGCGCGCTGCCGCGCGGCGAGCGGATCGACACCGAGGGCATCGCCGCGGCCTGCGCGGATTTCTGCGCGGGCGTGCGGGAGCGCTTCGGACGGTATGACCATGTGTTCGGCGACGCCGCAGACCCCGCGCTCATAAACCGCGTGGCGGCGATCCTGCGCGGGCGCGGGCTGCCCTGGCGGTGCGTCGGCGAGTGCGTCAAGACGCCGCTGGAGAGCCGCCCCGTGAGCGTGGACGGGCTGCTCTGCGCCGACCGGATCCGGATCGACCGGCGGTGTACGGGGCTTATCACGGCGCTATCGCAGCTGCGCTGGGACGCGGACAAGCCGAGCATACCCGAGGACAAGAATCTCGGGAACATCAACGACTACTGGGACAGCTTCAGCTATGCATGGAGCGCCTGGACGGATTATTTTGACCGGAGGGCAAGATGAAGGAGCATATAAAGGCCTATTTGGAGAAGGCAGGGTACGCCGTCAACACGGTGGCCGCGGACATCCTGTGGAAGGCGGACGACTGGTACCGCATCCGCGAGACGGACGACCACCGGCGCGTGACCGTGAGCGGAGAGCGCTACTCGCTCGCCCGGATGGGCTTTGCCAAGCGCGCGGCCGCGGACGACGCGAATCTCTGCGAGGTCGTGGAGATCAACGCGGGGAGCAACGACGAGGCGGTGCATGAGATCCTTGCCGCCAACCGGTTTGACACGCAGTACCGCGAGCAGCTGGAGCTCACCAGCGCGGAGGGGACGAGCGCCTGCTATGTGCGGCTTGAAGACGCCGACGTGATGAGCGACGGCACGCTCTCCGGCGGGCGGATCTGTCTCAACTATATCGGCGCGACCGGCTTTCTGCCGCTCACGGTGCAAAACGGCGAGGTCGTCGAGGCGGCGTTCTGCGGCGAGGCTCTCCGCGGCGCGCAGAGCGTGGACACGCTCGTGATATGCACGCTCGATCCGGAGGGGAATTACCGGTACAAGACCGTGATCTTCACCGAGGACGGCGAGGCCTGCAGCGAGCAGACGGTGCAGCTCGGCAATGTGCGCCCGTTTGCCGTGATGCGCACCGCCGAGGTGAACAGCATCGACGGTATGCAGGGCTACGGATACCCGAAGGTGTACGGCGCGATACCGGTGTTCCTCGGGCTGGACGCGGCGTTTTCCGCGCTGCTGGACGACGTGGACACCGCCGAGAAGATCACGCTCATCAACGAGCGGATCTGCGGCTTTGACGAGAAGGGCCAGCCGATCGCGCCGAACGAGGCGATGAAGCGGCGGTTCGTGTTTCTCGGCGACAAGCTGCCGCAGGCGGGCGATCTGATCCACGAGACGTCCCCGCAGATCCGCATCGATATGTTCCGGCCGACGATCGAGTTTCTGCTCTCGCTCATGAGCCTCAAGTTCGGCTACGGCACGAAGAAGTATTCGTTTGACGCCTCGGGCGTCGTGCAGACCGCGACGCAGTACATCGGCGAGCGGCAGGACATGATGCAGGAGCTCAACCGGCAGCGCTTTCAGGCGAAGCAGTACATCCGCGGGATCATCCGCGCGGCGCTGTGGTTTTCCAACACGTTCTGCGGCACGGCCTGCGATCTTGACGAAGAGATCCGGATCGAGTTTGACGATTCCTACATCGAGGGCAAGACCGAGCGGCTCGAGGGCATGCGGCAGGACGCGCTCGCCGGGCTCGGCGGCGTCCATGTCCGGGCCCGGTATCTGGCGGCGAAATACAATCTTGAGGAAGACGAGGCGCTCGCCTGGGCGCAGAGCGCGGACGAGGACTACGCCGAGGGATCGGAGAACGACTTCCCGACGGCGCAGAATATCCCGCGGGGGCGCTGAGCCATGCTGACGGAGGAGCAGCTCGAGATCTACGGCGGCGTGCTCGTGCCCGTGTTTCAGCAGCTCGAGCAGGACATCATCGCGGATATCGCCCGCCGCGTCCGGAAGGAGGAGCGGTGGACGGAGACGGCGGAGCTGCAGGCCGAGGAGCTGCGGCGGCTCGGCTGGTCGCCGTACCGCATCCGGATCGAGGTGATGCGGCGGCTGCAGGCGAACAAAGAGTATGCAGCCATGGTCGAGCGGAACACGCTGGAGGCAAAGGCCGCGCAGCAGGCCGCCATCGACGAAGCGCGCGAGGCGCTGCGCGAGCAGGCGCCGGAGCTCTTCGAGACCGTGGGGAACATGGCGTTCCGCAACGACCTTTCTCTCTGGGAGCAGGCGGGGCAGCGGCTCACGCGCGGCGGCGCCGTGGACCGGGCCG